GACATTTCTTCTCTGAATTTATTCACTTTATTCACTTCATTATTTATTCTTTACTTATTTACCACACTACATCTCAATTTTTTTTTTTTTACACTTTCTACACCTTTTACTAATTTTTTATAATTAATCCACCTTTAGAAAAGGTGGAGCCAAACACAAATATAATATAATAACCTTTAGAAAAGGTGGAGCCAAACACAAACATAATATAATAACCTTTACAACAGGTAGAACCAAATAAAAACCTAATAGAAATAATACAAATGCCTTTTTCATAAGATAAAAAATAATAATAAAGTAAAAAAAGGTAATTAGGTTAAAATGATTACAAATACAAATAATTACATCAAATGATATATTTTTATTTAATTGAATAATTGCCTAAACTTTCAACTTTTCAGAAAGTTTTCCCTAATATATTTTCCTTTGTAATCGAAATAATGTGTCTCTTCTTCATCGTCGGAGTCTTCTTCGTCTTCGCTATGTGGTTCGCCATTATCGTTCAACCAACCTTTATTGTATCTCTTACCATATTTCATCCAATTAAAATGTGCAAAGATAGATTCGGATTCTGTTCCTTGGCAAAATGCTCCTCCTAACAGCTGATAGACTGTGTCTTGCAAACGAACGATATCGTCCTTCATGCGCTCAATTTCTTCCGCTTGGCTGGTTGCTTCTTGGTTTTGTGGAACGTATTTCAAGATACCTTCTTTGTCCATCTTGCCAAAATACATCCAATTGTAATTTAGGCAGAAATGTTCTTTTTGTGATTCTTCGTAAAATGTTTCTCTTAACAAGTGGCATATCGTCTCCTGCAAAGAAGCGATATCTTGGCTCATGCATTCCAAAGAAATGGCCGTCTCTTGATTTTGAGTGTTTTTGTATTTGACAAGTTTTTCGACATACTTCTTTGCTGTGTCATTTTTTATAAAATTTAAATGATCGATGATATTATGGTATGATACCTTGTCAAATATGTTTGTTCTATTTTCTTCTACCAAATGATTGAAGATATGTTCAGCCGTTTCCCTCAAACGGTCAATATCGCCCTTCATTTGTTGTATTTCAGTAATTTCGGTCATTGTCAGATTTGATATCGGTTGGCGTATAATAACTTATTTCTATTCAAATAAAACAAAACACATTTCATTTTTTTTTATTTTACGCCATATAATCAATTACTAAATTTTTATTTATTTTCAATTTTCACTCTCTTCTCAGCGGATGACTTAAATAAAATAATTATACGATTATTATGTTAGCATTTGCAAACATCTTACACTTTTCTCATTTAAAAAGCACATTTACTATTTTATTTCTATTTTTGAATTATTACGTATACTATCTGTGTAGTCTTGACAACAATTACTACAAAATATTCGTGTTTTCATCAAAGCAAACCATATTTTTTCAAGTTTGTCATCATCATCTATCGGTAATGTTCCAAGTCTAATATATGAAAATCCATATTCATCCCATTCTTGAGAAAATACTTTATTACAATTTTTACCAGAACATATAATTCTTGGTATGGTATTATTCATAATAAATTATATAAAGATATATTTATATCATTTTGGAGGTTTCAAATAAGAAAAGGCGTAAAAATGTTAACAATAAAAATTATTAGGTATTTGAAAAATTGTAACTGCATCAAAGTCGATATAAAATTTTAGTAAATCAAAAATATAACTCACACAATAAAAAATTGAAATACTTTTAATTGATTATTGTATTTTAATTTAAGTATTTATCAAAGTTTTCAAGCTATCAACACAATGACGACCATTACTAGCATCTTTATTCGTAATATTGAATCTTGTTTTACACCTGAGTATATTACGGAGGCCTTTTATTGCCAAGGAATCGCAACAGTAAGCAGAGTTACCTTACTTCTCGCAAATAAAAACTACAATGGTGTCTTTTATTACAACGCATATGTCGAAATTACTCAGTGGCACGAGACTGAAGCGGCTTATAGTCTAATCAGCCGCCTTAAAAATCCTACGGTCGAGGCGCGTTTCGCACATGCGGACGATAATTGGTGGGTTTGCGAAATCAATCAAGACACACAAATAACTCATGACGTAGCTTACAAAGCGCACACGTTCGTTAACTATCTTGTCGACGAAGTTGGACATTTTATTGACTATCAAGACATTCAACTCTTTGATGAACTCTCTTATTTAATTGAAAAGGAAAGAAGCATGTGGAATCTAGAAACTCAGCCAGTATATGTATTTTAATATAATTGTAAATTTTAATTAAATTAAAAAGTGCGACCATTTGGTCTATATCTTTTTTCTTGTTATTTTATATTTATAGCAAACTGATTTCGATTAAATTTTTTATTTTGTGTTTTATTTTTTTCATTTATAACATTCACAAAATTTATTAGTTTATTTCGTCTATTATCAAATTCCTTATTTACTACTTCATTATGAACTATCCTTTCAAATACGGTTTCTCCAACTCTTGCTTTTTCTAACAACTCTCTTCTTTTTTTACAACATAAATTACAAAAACAACCATTGTCAATATAATGATTTATTTGTATATCACTAATATATTGATTTTCTAGATAAATATTTACATATAATTTATATTCGTCTTGTGTGTAAGGTTTCCATGGTTCATCTAATTTTGTTTTCCATTCGTTCAAGTAAATATTTCTCTCTTCTTCTGAATAGTAATAGTTAAAATATTTACAGTTTTTTATTAAATCTAAATAATTGGATGGTAATTTATATTCTTCTTTAAATTTTTTATATAAATCACCTGTATATTTATTTTCACCTTGATAATCATTTATTATATATATTTCTTTACCAAACACTTCAGACAGAATTGAAGACCAACTTTTTGAATCACATAATCTAAGTTTTATGTAGTTTATATTATTTTCATGTTGTATTGTATATTTTTTATCAAAATCAAATTTTATGGGTTCTGTTAATCCATATTTATCTACGTAATGATCACCCAAAGCCAAATGTGGAAATAAATTATTAAATCTATTGCTTATCCGTTTTATAGTATAATTATTTATATTTTCTTCGCTATTGTTGAAATGATAAGGTGATATTTTTTCGAAAAATTCTGATATCTTTCTCTCTATAGGGCTTCTATAAACATCAATTACCCATATGTTTTTACGTTGTAAAGATAGACAATTTATTATTTCATTTATTGTTATATCATTTATACCTGTTAACACATTTAACATTGTATCATCGTGTATATGAAGAATATTATAACTTATACCCAATGACACTCTCAATGAAGATACTAAAGTTGTTGAACCTACTTTTGGTGCGGTATAAATAAATATATAATTTTTGCTATCTGCTTTAAATATTTTTTTTAATGATTCTAACATGTATTCCATATAATATTATTTTTTATAATATTATACGTTAAAAAAACGCCTCTGTTAATAAACCATTCGCATATATACCAAATTTATTTCTTTTTAGTTTACTAACACTTACGTGATACAGATTGTATTTACCATATTCTTCATGTGGTGTTGCTCTTTTATCTAAACATGTTAATAACGCATATTTATCTTCTATGGTGGAAATTTTATTCCCTGACAAAGCTGTTAGAATTGTTTCTTCTTGTGATAATTTATTTACTAATACACCATGGTGACCAGTTATTAATAAATCTTCAAATAATTCTGGACAGTTTTCTTTTTTGTATTTATACATTTTTTTGTCATCACTATTATTTTCTTTATAATTCAAAACAGACTTGTAAACATAAGTTATAGGTTTAAGTCCATTTTTATATGTTTGTACTAAATCGCCTTTTTTTAATAATTCTATAGCAATATATCCTTTATCTGTTAATATTTTAGTGCCTTTATTAAAACAATGTTCACCTTGAGCACCTGTAGCACCTGTAGCACCTGTAGCACCTGTAGCACCTGTAGCACCTGTAGCACCTGTAGCACCTGTAGCACCTGTAACTGAAGTAACATCTCCATTCAATATAGCAATTGCGTATGGGTCTTGCGCTGGTGTTAATGTTACTGAATTAGGAAAGCCATTAAAATAATTTGTTAAATTTGTTATATTAGTTACAGTATTTTTATAATAAACTTTACTGATAGGACAAGCCGCAAAACTACCTTGGCTTACAATATCTGGTATAATGTCGCCTAAAAAATATATTGTTTTTAAGTTATAACATAAAAAAAAAGAATACAACCCTGTATCTAATAAAGTTGGAGGAAATACTATACTTTCTAAATTAGGACAATTCTCAAAAACACCTTTACCAATCCGAAGTAGATTTGGTGGTAAAATAACCTTTTTTAATTTTGGACACCCTGTAAAAACATTTCGGCTTAATATAGTAATAGATGTTTTACTCAAATCGACTGTTTCAACAAGTTGAGCGTTTAAAAAAGAATCACTCTGAATACTTGATACATTTAGTGTTAAATCATAAAATGGAACTGAAGCTGGAACAACAATGTCCACAGGATTAGTTGGGTCGTTTGGGTCACTATAACCTACTAATTGACAATTCTCCGCATTTAATACGCTATATAATAACTTGTTAATAGAACCCATATTTTATATTTTTATTAAAAAAAACAATAATATTTTGAACAAATGCAAATATTTATTACATTTTAAAAAAATGCTTCTGTTAATAGACCATTTGCGTATATACCAAATTTATTTCTTCTTAATTTACTAACACATACATGATAAACTGTATACTTACCATATTCGTCATGTGGCGTTGCTCTATTATCTAAACTAGCTAATAATGCCCATTTATCTTCTACTTTATAAAGATTATTTCCTGTAAGGATAGTCTTTTCTTTTTCTTCTTGCGTTATTTCATCTACTAAAATGCAATGCCATCCAGTGAGTAACAAATCTTCAAACAATTCTGGGTATTTTTCTTTGCTACATTTGTATATTTTTGTCATATCAGAATTGGTTGATTTATAATCAATTGTTGATTTATATATATAAGTTATGGGTCTAAACCCATTTTTATGTGTTTTTACTAAATCACCTTTCTTTAAAGTTTCAATATTTTGATATCCTGTATCTGTTAATATCTTTGTCCCTTTATTAAAACAATGAACAATATATGGAACTAAAGTGTTTGATTCTACCTTTATTGAATTATACGTTCCATAAACAGCAGTTACATTAAATTTATAATATGCTGCTCTATCTATATTTGATATTGTGGCTGATGTTGTTGTTGTCTCTATTGTTGATAATGCCTCTGTGTTTTTATAAGGTGTTACAATATATTTTGTTAAGGTTGAACTAAACATACCAGTAGTTACTAGAGGAGCTGTCCAAGATACTAGTATTCCAGTTTGAGAGTAATTTGCTACAACATTTATCACTGGTTCTCTGTATGAAATAGTTGAATAAGTAAATAAATTAGATAATTGTTCTGAATTAGTTGCGCCCTCTTTATAATAAACTGTATCACTTAAATTAGGGAAATTACCTTGACTTATTAATGGTATTATATCACCTAAAAAATAGACACTCGTCAAATTTGGTGAATTAAATGCGTATTGTTTTATAGATGTTATTGAAGCTGGAATTATGACACTGTTCTCGGCACATAGATATCTGTAGTGCCATTTGCTACACTACTTACAGCAACTGTATTAGCAGTTTTAATGTAATAAGTTAACGAATTGTAACTAAAAAAACTCATTATACAGTAAAATAATATATAAATTTAAACAAAATTATATATTATTACTATTTGTAAATCTTCAAGGGTGTAAATCTTCAAGGGTGTAAACGTTTTTAAGTGCTGTTCATTTACATAAACCAATAAAATGTTTGTTCATATACTTTTGAATATTAAAATAAGTTAATTGATGTGTTTCATCTATGTCTAACAGGGTTTTTAACTTTAAGTCAGGTAGAATAATTTGTCCATTCTCAATATTTTCTAACTTATTTTCCTTTACATAAGAAACGATAGCACGCGTGACTTCAGTTCTAGCAATTTCACTACCTTCTTCTTTATTCATAAACTCACATAATTCTTTTGTAACCTTAGATGGTTTAGCAAATCCTGATGGTTGTTTATTTCCCTTCTTTTTACTTTTAGTCACCTCTTTTTTCAAACTTTTTACCTGTCTCTTAACATTTTTTTCTAATGCTCGTATTTTTTGTTGAACTACATTAATCTCGCTTTTAAAATCAATTAAACTTTCAATAATATCATCAAATTGAATAAATAAATCTTCTAATTTATTAGAATTATTATTATCATTATTATCAATTGTTTCACTATGTAAAATAATGTTATTCATTTATATTTACAATTATGAAGGAAACTTTAAATTGATTTATTAAACAAATATTTATTTACGTTTATTAGAACGTTTTTTGTAGCGGCGTGTTTTTCGCTTATTTTTCCTTGACTTACGAGTTGTGCGCTTTTTATTTTTACGAGTTCCTCCAGCTTGACTAACTTCCTCTTTTTCAACAGAATCTAAATCAGAATAGTCTTTATCTGTTGCGGTTTCCTCAGAATTTGTTAATGTATCATTATTTATTTGTGTTTCAATGGAACCATCATCACCCCCACGTTTTTTCTTCATATTTTTACAAATAGGACACATACAACTCGCCTTATGTCCATTCCCTTTTTTTTTACGACCAGCAGTTTGAGAATTGGAAGAAGTAGCATCAACATCGTCTTCATTATCTGATTCTTCTATATCATTCCCGCCACGTTTAGCGTGTTTCATATTAATACAAATTGGACAATTACATGTAGCCTTATGTCCATTCTTCTTTTTTGAACCGCCTAATTGTGCTGTAGGAACTTTATCTAAAACAGAACTAGATGATGAATTTGACCCAGAAGTAGAAGATGATGAATCACTTCCAGTACTTCCAGTACTTGTAGTAGAAGTTGAACTTTCAATTGGTTCTGTCATTTATATATTAATGTAATAAGTTTTTTAATTATTTAATAATAAATTATGAATGTATTATTAAATATTTTTAATCTTTTCTAAATAAAATTTCTTAACTTGGTGGTGCTACTTTAGGAGCTGAACGAGGAGGCCTTCCACGTCCTCTTACCGCAGGCACAGGTGCGTCTTTCTTAACAAGAGTCCATTCCTTTTTATCTCCATCAGTTTGACTTTCCTGAGAAACAGGTGCTTGCTTTTGTCTTGGTTGTCTTCTTGGAACAGACTCCACAGGCTCTACAACTTCATGTGATGAAGATGCTTCCTTATAACTACTTCTAGAAATCTTCAACTCGTGTCTAGTCTCGCACATCAATTTACCACCCTTAATTCCAGCAACATTAGCTGCTTGGAACTCGTGGTTTCCAGAAGGAGTATCAGACAAACTAAATTCAACATATTCGCCCTGAACCAAATACTTGTATTGTTGGCTTTCTACTTGAACAGCACTATGATGAACAAAAACATCAGAACCAGCGCGTTGTCCGTCAGTTACCGTAATAAACCCATAACCTGCCTTGTTATTAAACCACTTAACACGTCCAATAAAACGTTCAGAGGTGGTAGAAGATGTAACAGTCTCGTTGTGTGATGACATTATATTATAATCTACTATATATTGGTATCTTTATACTATTTTAGTTAAATATTACTTTTTGGTTGTGTAATATAATAAATATGTGTAAGAATAAATCTTTCTAAATCCTCTTTTTTTGTAGTATCAACGTCAGTTAGTTCTATTTTATTAAAATCGTATAATTCTATGTTATTATATGATATATACTCAAAAATAGGTATTAAATTAATATTTTCTTGAGTTTTTATTTCCTTTAAATCAACGTTGTTATCTTTTGCTAATTTTAATACATAATTATAAATTATTAAAGATATAAATTTTAACCTTTTATCTCTTTGCTGTTCAGCTTTTTTATTAGTCATTATAAATACGTTAAAAACAGAATCAATATAATCATTAATTTTATCATATTTTTGAATTTCAATTCCAGACATTTTATAATATAAATAATATTTTATAAACATACTTTCTAACTAATTTCAATTTCTCTTTTGAAGTTCTCAATTAAAAAAAAATAGTCAGGTTCTTGTTCAAATGAAAGCGTTCTTACATATTTTATATAATTTACAAATACTTCTGGAATATTTGTATTATTTATAATATTTTCCTTCATGTTTCTAATTAAATTATTTTTATATTCAAATTTACCTGTAACATATTGCCAATCTAACTTGCCAAAATATAAATACAAAAATACGTAGCCTAGCGACTCTAAATCATCACGACGTCCTAATTCTTGAAACTCATGACCATTTATACTTACATACGTTTGACTGCCAATTATACTGTTGGTTTTATTCATTTCTATATGTGTATCACCATCCAAAAATGATTTACAAAATCCAAAATCAATTATAAATATGTCTTTACTTGTATCATTTACACCAAATAAAAAATTATCTGGCTTTATATCTCTATGAAGTAGTCCTTTTTGGTGGATTGTTTTTACTAAATTTAACATTTTTATTCCTATTTGTAAAATTAATATAATGGGGAGTTCGCCACTCTTATCTTTAAATGTTTGTAATGATTCTCCTAATAAATTTATCACCATATAATAATTGTCGTTATCTTTTCCAAACCATTTTACGCATGGTATTCCAGTGGTATTTTTTAAATATTGGTATATTTTTGACTCATTTTTAAGTAACATAGTTTCACTTTTAATAGATTCTATTTTAATAGCTACTAATTCTTTTGTTCGTATATTTTGCCCTTTAAATATTGCGCCGAATGTACCAGAACCAATTTTGTGTATTATTGTGTATTTATTATTAATGACATTCATTACTAATATAGTTATATTAATTTTAAATTATTGTTTCTTACAAAGTAAAAAAATACAGCATAAACACATTTGTAGATATCATAACAAGTTGTTGTATCATCATAATAATTTTTGCGATATCTGTAATTGGATATAAATCTGAATAACCAACACCAGCTTGAATAGTTGTAGATAAAAAGAAACAATCTAATACCTCAGGGGTTTTTTTATTATCAATAGTAAAATTTACATCTCTAATGAAGTGTTCTTTAAATAATAAATATGTAAAACCAAATAATAAGAGACATACAATATGGAATGCTACAGTTCTTAAAACGTATTTCATATAATATTAAGTTATGTTTCTTTTCCATTATATATTTGATTCAACTGATGATTCACCCTTATAAAGGTAGCGCATTTGGGTATGTCTTTAATTTTTTTTGCGCCTAAATACGTCATTGAAGAACGTATTCCTCCTTGAATATCTAAAATGGTATTTTCAACTGGTCCTCGATGTTTAATTTTTACTGTTTTACCCTCACTACTTCTGTATTTTGCTACACCTCCACTATACTTATTCATAGCAGTAGTTGAACTCATACCATAAAATACTTTGAAAGAACCAGTTATATCGCCTTGTTCGTTAAATTCATGAATTAATTCCCCACCGCTTTCGTCATGTCCAGCAAACATTGACCCGCTCATCACAAAATCAGAACCAGCCGCATAAGCTTTTGAAAAATCACCAATAACTTGAAGACCACCATCGCTAATAATATGAGCATCCACACCATGAGCCGTATCAGCACATTCAATAACAGCGCTCAATTGCGGCATTCCTATACCAGTTTGTTTTCTAGTAGTGCAACAACTCCCACTACCAATGCCAACTTTTACAATATCAACCTTACCGTTTAATACTAATTGTAAAACACCTTCTGATGTACAAACATTACCAGCAATAATAATTTTGTCGGGATATTTCTCTCTAATTTCTTTACATTTTTCAACAAAGCGTGACATATATCCATTTGCTACATCAACACATATTATTTTAGGGTCAATTTCTCTCATTATTTCATTTAAATTATCTAAATCGGCGTCATTAATTCCTGTTGATACAGCATAATAATCTTTATCTAAGAAAACTGATTGTAAATCAGTATAAGTATAATATTTGTGAAGACAAGTTAAAATTTTGTGTTTTTGTAACTCCAATGCCATCTCAATTGTTCCCGTGGTATCCATATTACTAACCATTATGGGGACACCAGTCCAAGTATATGAAGAATACTTGAATTTAAATGTTCTCTCTAATGAAACTTGTGACCTTGAATAATATTCACTACGTTTCGGTAGCAATAAAACATCCGAATAATCCAATTTAATATCGTCTAAAATTTTCATATATATTTTTATTAAAGGTTAAAAAATAAAAATATAAACTTATATTATTTTTACATAAGTTTAACTTAACTAGAATACACTACACATAAAGCGACTGATTAGTCACTACATATTTCAATGTCATATTTGGTATTTCTTTCAATTTGCTTAAAAAGGCTATATTTCCCGTCATTTCTGCGATTTTTTCCATTTCACATGAAATATTATTGATTTTTAAAAGTGCTTTTACAAATTCACCTAAAAATATTTCCTTTTCTTCTCCTAGTCGTTGAATTACTAATTTACATTTTTCTACATTGTCAGCATCGCACCATTCACTTATATAATTTATTAAATCATAATGAATAGTATAATCCGTCCCAGTGTTAATTCCATAGTCAAGTTCCTTTTGCTGACATTCTAAATACATATCTGCTATTTTTACTGCTATTTCATCAACCATTGTATCGTTTGATTTTGGGAAATGTTCTTTAAAATCATCTTGAACCGTAACATTTGTGAAACAACTAAATAATGTAACTAATTGTCTAGATGATAAAGTGTCAATTATTTTGTTCTCTATCAATTGTGAAAATGGTAAGCATGGTATTTCCCTTATTTGGGACGCCATTTTGCCTGTAATGCTTAGTTTTAATGAAGTATCATCTGAAAAATCGCCTTCAATATATTGTTCTTTTTGAAGAATGTTTAACACGGTTTGAACACCACTATGAATATAGTTGCTTACGTTATCATGTTGTGTTTGTAGTTCATATATTTCTTTTTCTTTTACTGCTATTTTTTCATATGTATTGACATCTTGTTCAATGAATTTATAATTGTCATTTATTTGCTGTATTTTTCTATCTATTTCCTTACGTTTTTTATTTACTGATGTCGCCTTATTTTTTTGGAGTTCCATATATTCTTGAATAGTCTCTATAGGTGTTCTTAAATTAGATGAACATACTTTTATCTTATCTAGTTCAGAATTCAAAAGTGCCATTTTGGAAGATATTTCTTTTATTTCATTATCTAAATCGCCTGTCACCATACTCTTTTTTGCGAATTCAGTTATATTTGTATCACCAATGTCAATCAAGTTTAGAAGCAAATTGTATGAAATCTTAAATTTAGATGTAAGGGTTTGTGGTTTCCCGTTCATCATTTGTTTGTAATTTACTGAATCTATATTTCGGAAAAGATTATTAAGATGAATTACATGTCCTACCGTGTCGAGTCCGAGACGTCCTGCTCTACCTGCGGACTGCGTATATTGATGGGCATGTAATATACCAAATGTATTGCCATGACATTTGTTAATGTCTGTAAATATACAACTTTTAACTGGTAAATTGAGACCTATAGCTACAGACTCAGTGGCAAAAAGTAGCTTGATAAAGCCTCTCGCAAAAAATATTTCAACTACTTCTCTTAGTATAGGAAGCATTTTTGAATGATGAGTGCCAATACCATTTTCCAAAAGAGCTACCAAAGTTAAATACTCTGGCAAATGTAGATATTCTTCAAAATTTGGTAACTTGCTACGTAATATTTGTTCGCATTCTCTCTTTGCGATATAAGGAACCTTTGAATCAAATTCTAATAAATTAGCTGTTACTTCCTTAGCACAAATTTCCAGTTGTTTTATAGAAAATACGTAACAAATCGCAGGGGTCATTTCATTCTCTGTTAAATGTGTCATTACCTGGTTCAACACATTTGCTCTTTTAACGCGAATATCCTTTGATTCAAATAATTTCAACATTTTATTCATTTTAAAGTAGTGGTCATCATTAAATTTGCCTTTTGAATCTTGTATCACAAAAGGTTTATTTATCATACTTTTAATTTCTTCATGAACCGTTTTATCCTTTATAGCCTTAAAAATTCCCTGAGTTACTGTTATAAATGAATAGTGTATCAAAGGAACTGCTCTGTCTTTTTTTGATGTAAGATAAACTATTTTTTCACTACTAGTAGAACCTCTATTCTCAAGCCAATTTGCGAATCGCTCTGGATTGTCAAGAGTTGCGGATAAACCTATCATTTGAATATGTCTTGGTAACATCATAATTGAATTTTCCCAAACTGTTCCTCTGCTCTCATCATTTATCATATGTATTTCATCAAAGACTACACATGATAATTCCGTCTCAATATCCATTTCAAACGATACAGAAGAATTTATTTGATTTTTACTTTTAATTTGGTAAAGTTTATTTAATAGAATTTCTGTTGTCATTACTAATACGTCAGCATTTGGGTTACAACGAATGTCTCCCGTTACTATTCCAATACTTATATCAGGATATTTTTGTGTAAAATCATTAAACTTCTGATTGCTTAAGCTCTTGATAGGCGAACAATAAATTACTTTCTTGCCTTTAGAATGGAAAAAATCTAACGCAAACTCAGCAGGTAATGACTTACCGCTACCTGTTGGACAACAACACAATACATGTTGTCCTTCAACAATGCCTTCAATTGCCCATTTTTGAAATACATGCAGAGGATAATTGAATTTGTCAAATTGCTCTTTATATTTGGTGTCATTTTCATTAGGATAATTCGTTATAGAGCAAACTTTTACCATTGTATCTTGTATTATGTTAATTATGAAATTTTATTTATATTGTTTTATTAATATATACATACTTACATGGTGTAACTATAAAAGCATTCTAAAAAAATTGAAATGATAAATGGTGGTAAAGTTAAATCAAACTATAACATTATACATCAATTAATGGCTAGAATGTCAGTCTGTTTTCTACCAAATTTTAATAGCTCTTGTGTTAAAGAGAAAGGGACATTTAGGTATATAGAACCTATAACTGTATCTTGTAATATAAGTGACAAATCATTACACGAGATTGTTATGAATTTGTTATTTAAATGCTATAAGTTAAATACATATGGTTACAATAAAATATCTCATGAATACTGGGGTAAAAAAATTACAAAAGGTGTTTGTTTGTTTCATTTTACTATGAAAATTGTTTCAAATGGCGATGGACAGTCATGTATATCAATAGTTCCCGTTGTAGGTTATGATAGTGAAATACATAAATTATACATAAATATAGTGAATTATATTCAGATTTTTGAAACAACCCTATTCTGTAAAAATTTTATGAAAAATAAGTAAATAATATTTGTAATTCATATAATAAAAAATTGAATCCCTTTTTATTTTATTTTTTAATTGTAAAATACTTTACAAATATGCCGAAATACGTTATTTTACCAAATGTTGAAGATATTGAGCTCTTCTTATCAGCGGGGGTTGATAAATCAAAAAACGATGAAAACAATAAAATACGAGAACGTATTATCAGTTGTATGTTTGAGGTTGAGGTAGATGAAGAATACATAATTGACCCAATGTATGGTGATAATTGGCGTGATATAAAGGACAAGTTTATAGCAACTGTATCGACACTTTGCGATAAACCTTTTGAAAAAATGGTAATAAAACATATGGGAGGCATGACGAATAATCATGACTTTACTCTCTCTTTTATAGACAAAAATAAACAAATTATCCAAACTGAAAAAATAGAGTTCAAACATAACAATGCGAATGTTGTTGACCTAGTTCAATTTCTTGAGCTGTATGATAAAGATTGTAAAAACAAATTTGAGGTTTGCGATGTGTCATATGCCGAATATTATTATGATAACTATATCTACCAATATTTACAAACAGATGATGAGCTTGGTATTATTCCAAAGCCAGAAAAAGACGAATATTTGAAAAATGTGTATGATATTAAATATAAACATCCATTCTTTAAACTGTTACACGAGAGAAAAAAGACAAACACAAAGGAAAAAAAGGATGTCGCAAACGAATCCGTAAAAACATACATAACCAAATACAACACGACATTCAATTTTGAAAAAATAACACAAAAAATTATTGACTCACAAAAAGACAAAGTGTTTCTATTATGGGACTGTAAAAATTTTCACATACAAAAACTGAATGTGGAGGACCTTCAAATAAAAAAAATTACAAAAATTAGTGATTTATATTTTAATGTCGAAGTTGAGAATTTTGAATACGACATTCAGGTAAGACTTAATTGGGGTAATTCAAATGGTCTATGTAACCCAAGATGGAAATTTTCCTTTATACATAAATAGGAAATATCGTCTCTAGTTCAGTCTTTGACAAACCATTATTCCCAAGAAATAATTTAATAAACTGTTGAGTTTTAGGGTTATTAAAGCTGGTTATTATTTTGCTATAAACGTCTAGTAATTCTTCATGAGTTATTTTTTTTGGCGAATATATTTCATTTAAATGATTTTCTATCAAATATGGGCCTTGTGTTATCAAAGCATAATTGAGCTTATACGCACTATTTCCATTTCCTCTATTTACTACTAATAAAGGTTCAGTTTTACCTTCTTTTTTTATATATTGACCCTTTGTATCGTTTTTAAATTTTTTAATTTCAAGTTTATTATCCTTAGAAATATTTGTGTTATAAATCAATAAGGTCGCATCACTGTCATCCGTTAATTCAACTTTGTGTTCATTCCATACAATATTACCTGTTCGCACCTTTAGTCCCATTTTGTCAATTGTGGTGGCCCCTTCAAAAAGTTGTCGCAACATTGTGGAATCATTTGTGAATATAAAAGTGTCATTTATTTTTACTGAAAATTTACACTCAATCGGCTCAATAGAGACAACATGTTTCTGAATGATTAATCCAATCGTTGATTGGTCAGTGTCTATAAATTTATTATACTCTTCAAAATCGATAATTTCTAAAATATTACATGTTTGTTTAATATAGTTTCTTACAGGCGCATAATACGCGGAATTTAGAAAGCTTTTTGGAATAATAAAAGCTAATATGCCTCCACTATTGAGAAAAGATAATGAGTGAAGAATAAAGAACCCAAAAACATTTGGTCTGCCTACACAATATTCTTTATATTCTTGAGGGATATCCTCTTTTTTACACACGAAATATGGTGGGTTTCCAACAATTAAATCATACTTGGTGGTTGTATTATATTTAATAAAATTAGAAAATTCTAGTCTAACAGTATTGTTATTATTATTAAACTGAAGTCCTTTTATTTTATCATAAATTATTTGGTTAAATTCAATTCCATGTATTTGAACATTTTTAAAATAATTATCGCAATATTTTATAATTTCACATGTTCCACAAGATGGTTCTAATATTTTCTTAATTGATATGTTATTATTACTAACATATGTATTTACACTATCTATCAATTTTTGTATAATAATGTAAGGAGTAATAAATATACCATAGTCTTTCTTTTCTTGTTTTGTTAGAATTTTTGTAACTTCAATTGTAATGTCACTAAATTGTTCGTTTGATGTTGTCATTGTTATATTGTTTTATGAAATAATATTTAAACCAATATATAGTTCAATTTTATATTATTCTTTAAATTAAAACAATATAATATATTCCCAAAGTAACTTAAAGAACGAAGGGTCGGGAAGGAATATTTTTTTCCCAAAAGTATTTTAGGTTTTCAATTTTGGACATTTATAAATGTCCATTTTCAGAAAGTCCTTATATTTTGGGGGTAAAAAGGAAGCCGCCACTGCATAATTGAAAATTACCGTCTGGTTACTTTTAAAATATTTTTTAGTTTGTTACCATAAAATTTTTATTATTTTTGTGGAAAAGTATTTAGGAGTTTTTTCTGTCACTAATATATGAACGTTTTCTGTGACAAAAAAACATCAAAAACATCCAATATATTTGTATGCGAACCTTGTGACTTTTCATGCTGTAAAAAGGGCGATTGGAATAGACATATAACAAGAGCTAAGCATCTCAATCTAACGCTTTCTAACAAATATTGTGACAAAAAAAACATCTACGAGTGTAATATATGTAATAAAATATATAGCTCACGAAATGGTTTATGGAATCATACAAAAAAATGTCAAAATGATACAATTGGAGATAATAATAAAATTGATAATACTAAAAATACAGATAACAAAGATGAATTAATCAATTATCTTATAAAAGAAAATCAAGAGTTTAAAAATTTAATTTTAGAAATTGTAAAGAAGGATACAAACAATATTACTAATAATACTACGCATACAAACTCACATAATAAATCATTCAATTTACAATTCTTTTTAAACGAAACCTGTAAAGATGCGATGAATATTATGGATTTTGTTGAATCTATTCAGTTACAACTTTCAGATTTGGAAAAGGTTGGCGAAGTTGGGTTTGTAGAGGGTATTTCTAATATTATTGTAAAAAACTTAAAAGCATTGGATGTAACTCAAAGACCTGTTCATTGCACTGATAAAAAGAGAGAAGTTATATATGTAAAGGATGAAGATAAATGGGAGAAACAAGATGAAGAGAATGTCAAACTTAGAAAGGTTATAAAGAAAGTTACAGATAAAAATATGAGATTAATACCAAAGTATAGAGAGAAATATCCCGATTGTAACAAAAGCATTTCAAGATATTCTGATCAATATAATAAAATCATTGTAGAATCCATGGGCGGTTCAGGTGACAATGACCATGAAAAAGCAAGCAAAATTATTAAAAATATTTCCAAACAGGTTCTTGTAGAAAAGGAGCCAGAATCCGCGACTCTTTAAGTTACGTTAAATATATATTCCCAAAGTAACTTAAAGAACGAAGGGTCGGGAAGGAATATTTTTTTCCCAAAAGTATTTTAGGTTTTGAATTTTGGACATTTATAAATGTCCATTTTCCAAAAGTCTTTATATTTCGGGGGGTAAAAGGAAACCGCCACTGCATAATTGAAAATTACCGTCTGGATTCTGAAAAAATATTTTACAATTTGTGATTGTAATTTTTTTTATTTATACTTAAAAATAAATTCTGTTAATATTGTATGGCAACATTAAGCAACAAAAATGGAGCAAAAACGAGCAAAACGAGCACGACAGAATTTATATGCGAAAACTGCGATTATAAATGCTGTAAAAAATTTAATTGGGATAGACATATATTGACATCTAAACATATTAAATCAACAAATGACAACAAAACAGCAACCAAAAAGGAGCAAAACGAGCAAAAATGTTCCATATACACATGTGAAAAATGTAATAAGGAATATAATGATCGCACTGGATTATGGAGACACAAAAAGAAATGTAACACACCAGAAAAAATTGAAGATGAAATTAAAAAACATGACGAGCCTTCTGACAAAGAAATTATTATGATGATTATGAAACAAAATCAAGAACTACAATCACAAATGATGAAAGTTTTAGAAAATGGAACTCACAATAATAATACTACTACACATACCAATTCTCATAACAAATCATTCAATTTACAATTCTTTTTAAATGAAACCTGTAAAGATGCCATGAATATTATGGATTTTGTTGAATCCATTCAGTTACAACTTTCTGACTTGGAAAGAGTTGGTGAAATTGGTTTTGTAGAAGGTATTTCTAATATTATTGTGAAAAACTTAAAAGCATTGGATGTTACACAAAGACCTGTCCATTGCACTGATAAAAAAAGAGAGGTTCTATATGTAAAGGATGAAGATAAATGGGAGAAACAAGATGAAGAGAATATGAAACTTAGAAAGGTTATAAAGAAAGTTACAGATAAAAATATGAGATTAATACCAAAGTATAGAGAGAAATATCCCGATTGTAACAAAAGTATTTCAAGATATTCTGACCAATATAATAAAATCATTGTAGAATCCATGGGTGGCCCTGGTGATAATGACGATGAAAAAGCAAACAAAATTATTAAAAATATTTCCAAACAGGTTTTTGTAGAAAAGGAACAAGAATCAGAATTTTTTTACACACCCTGAAGATTTAGGAAATGATTTAGTGGCAAAAAGTGGCAAAAACAGACATGTAAGTTTTGCTGTAAAAAATGCCACTATAAATGCTATAAGATATACAATTGGAAGAACCATCTTGATACATCAAAACATACACAGGAAATGGTTGGAAATGATTTAGTGGCAAAAAATGGCAAAAAATAAGATATATTCCCAAAGTAACTTAAAGAAATTTGGCAGGGAAGGAATTATTTTTTCCCAAAAGTATTTTAGGTTTTCAAATTTGGACATTTATAAATGTCCATTTTCTAAAAGTCCTTATATTTCGGGGGGTAAAAGGAATCCGCCACTGCATATTTGAAAATTACCGTCTGGTTACTTTAAAAATATTTTTTAGTTTGTTACGATAATTTTTTTTATTATTTTTGCGGAAAAGTATTTAGGGATTTTTCTATTAGCTACTTATGGAGAGTGCGGTGACCATTTATCCCAAAAAAACCCCAAAATTTGAATGTGTTTATTGCCAATACATAACTGGTAATAAAAAAGATTATGGAAAACATATATTAACAAATAAACATATGGCGCTAACTCTAGCTAACGCTTCGGGTGACAATTGTATCAAAAATACAAAAAAATACATTTGTAATATTTGTAATAAAAATTATGAATCCAGAAATGGGTTATGGAAACATAAAAAAATATGTAAAACGCAAGATATAGTTGTTGATAAAGAAACAAATAATAAATTAACTTTAGATAATGAACCTAATGATAAAGCGCTTATCATGATGTTAATAAAAGAAAACGCACAATTAATTAAAGATAATAGTGAATTTAAAAATATGGTTATGGAGCAACAAAATATGATGATGGAAGTTATTAAAAATGGAACTCATAATACTACAAATACACATACAAATTCACATAACAAATCATTTAATTTACAATTCTTTTTAAACGAAACTTGTAAAGATGCTATGAATATTATGGATTTTGTTGAATCCATTCAATTACAACTTTCTGATTTAGAAAAGGTTGGTGAAATTGGTTTTGTAGAAGGTATTTCTAATATTATTGTGAAAAACTTAAAAGCATTGGATGTAACTCAAAGACCTGTCCATTGCACTGATAAAAAGAGAGAAGTTCTATATGTAAAGGATGAAGATAAATGGGAGAAACAAGATGAAGAGAATGTGAAACTTAGAAAGGTTATTAAAAAAGTTACAGATAAAAATATGAGATTAATACCAAAGTATAGAGAGAAATATCCAGATTGTAACAAAAGTATTTCAAGATATTCTGACCAATATAATAAAATCATTGTAGAATCTATGGGTGGCTCTGGTGATAATGATGATGAGAAGGCAACCAAAATTATTAAAAATATTTCCAAACAGGTCCTTGTAGAAAAAGAATCAGAGGGAATTGTATCTATTCACTAACTAGATGTAGTCTTATTTTTCTTTTAAAATTTTCTTCATTGTCAAAGAGGAAGAGTTTAAATTTTTTACAGTCAAAATTGTCAAAATTGTCTCTCATTGTAATCCTTGAAGACATTTTTAATTCAGGTAGGAATACAACAAATTGATAAAGTCCATCATTTCTAGAAATTTTATCAAACAAATATCCGTCATATTCTTTTTCCATAATTTCAGGAGTATTATGACATATATCAAGCAATGTGCAATCACACTGAACCTTTCGTATTGAACGCATTGTCGTATTTATGTATTCAATATCTCCTAACCATTTATTGTAAAATTTATCTACATTATCAGACAATTTAATAATACCAGTAGTTTGTTGTAATTTAATCATATTAAGCAAATCAACCAGACGACGAATTGGACTAGTAATATGTATATACGCATCAACATCCAACATTTCATGTCTAGTATCAACAATTTCAGAACCGTCAATATATTGACCAGATGCGCTATTCCATATTTTAATAAACTTTGTCACATCTTCTGGAATCGTTTCAGGCACCGATATTTCTCTCTTCATTATGGTTGAACGAAAAATTCCAGTTTTATGTTTAATTAGTTCTGTGGCACAATGGTAGTTCATTAATATCATAAGGTAACACACTATTTCATGACTATTTCTCACATTATTAATGTATTTAAATTTCCTAGATAAACTTTTGGTGCTTTCAAGTAGATGTAAATATTTTTTATCACACAATAATTTTGGTTCTTCATAACAATAATTTTTGAATACTTTAATTAGACAATTACTATACTTTATTTCGACAATATTAGCATCTTTAATAAAAATATCCATAACAAAAGCGATTCTATTTACATTTTCTTGAAGACTACACAAACAATCAGATAAAATAGTTGGAAGCATAGGGCGTTTTTTGTCAGGCAAGTAAATGGTTGAAATACGACGTGAAAACGTATCCCAAAGATTCAAGACATCCATCCAGACAGTGACATTAGAAATGTATATACTTAACTGCTGTATACCATCTCCATTATCATTAATACTGAATCCGTCGTCGAAATCTTGGCTATTCGGTGGGTCAATAGTAATTATGTGCCACATTTGTTGGTTTGTTCTATCTTCAATGTTAGGGTATTTTGTTTTAATACTCTCAATGAATGAATCATGCGACTTGCTGTCAATTGCCTTTTGTGTTGCCTTTTGAAATTTTTGAATTGACGCATTTAAACTTTTACAATATAGTTGATATTCATAAAAATTATCAAGAACATCAACAGAACCAATAACATTATCTAATTTTCCGATTGGATGTTTATCATTCCATTGATCAAAAGTAAAAGTCACATACAAATTTGACATAACCTTAGAAAAACCAATGTGTTTTATTTCATATGGAATTAAAAAAGAAGGTAATCTCATATCATCTGGGATACACTTGTATAACAATTTACCATTTTTTTTGTCAGTTTTAGAATTTATTTGTCTTCCATATGTTTTATTACCTGCTATAATAAGAACCGCTGGAATTGGCGGTCCAGACCTAATACTAGAGTGTATCAAACTTGTAGTATTGTCTTTATTAATAATAAATACGTCATTTGAAAATAGCTTTCTTTCAATAGGATTAATGTCTAATTGAACTTTATTGAAGTTTTTTGTTTCAAATACTTCCCATGAATTGTAGTTACGGTCATGAACAGATAGTTTAAAGTTCTCCATATTTAACTAGATATATGTAGTTATGTTAATATCTTTAACTTATATTTATAATTGTTATATGTATAAAGTATTGTAATTTCATATGTGAAGTAACAATACAAAAAATGTTTTTACCTATTTTCAATATAAGTTTGAGTCAATTTGATTATCTTACACCTTTTCTCATTTAAAACGCCCATTTTATATGAGAAAAGGTGTAACTAATAATTATACATCTGGTTTTCACGAGAAGATATAAATGATTTTATAAAACTTTTATCAAAGGCAGTCATACAATCTTTTTTTTGTTTTCTGTCTATAAATTGTTCGCACAGTTGTTTTTTTATAGATTGCACATTCTTGTTTTTATTCAAATGTTTAATCGCTAATTTTCTTAACTCACTTTTAGTCATAGCCATGTAATATAATATTATTATATTATTATATTATATTTGTTTTATATTATATTCTAATATTTGTTTTACTTAAATAATTTAATGGTGCTACAAAAAAGAAGATGAAAAAGTAAGACCATCGTAGGTGAAAATCCTACTATTGATTTTACATTTTTTATTTTTTTAGCGTCTTCCCTACGGGAGGGCATTTTAGAGCGGTGCGTATTTTAAATGCCAGTTTTAATTACAAGAAAATATAAAATCATTTTTAGTTATCTACGGTAAATACTTCTCTATGCCATTCTTGGTATGTTTCAGCTAAAACACCATTCGCATAAATAGCAGAATGTATATCACACTCTAAATGATAGTATTCTACAGATTTACATTCATTATCTTGATAAATAGTTTCTCCGTTTATTAAATTACTAGATGCAACAATTTTATCATTTATTATTAATCCATGATTTGGAGAAACATATAAATCTACAAAAGGACATGCTTCTCCAAACGCATTTTTTGTGATACATATTGGTCTTGAATTTGAATTTAATACGTTTGGTGTAAATTTGCCAATCCATACTATAGGTGCTTCATTAATATCAATATTTTTTACCAAAATACCATTTGATGATATTCTGCCTTCTCTTACTACTATATCACCTTTTTTAATATCTTCCACTTTAATATGACCTTGATTTGTTAATATTAACGTGCCTTTTGAATAACAAGGAATAGGTTGATCAGTTATATTAATTTGATTTCCCATGCCGTTATGATTAGAACATACATAGTATAAAGTGTTTGGTGCATCTAAAGGAACAACAAACGTTAAAGTTCCATTTGTAGTACCATTACCAGTTACTCCATTACTATATACATTAGTGGAGCTATATGAACTACTTGTTTGTATAAAGAAAGGATGACTTGATGATACATTTATATTAAAAGTGTATGTTTGACCTCTATACATACTTAGTGGTGGATTATTTGTACCATTCACAACATAAACGCCTCCGGCGGTAACAGTAAAAGTAGTCGTAGACATATATATATATATATATTATATTTGCTAAATATATTTATATATAATTTCTATAATTATATAAATGAAAAAACAATTTACACCTGATTTGAAATTGAAAGCAGTTAATTATTACCATAAAATTAATAATTATGTTAAAGTATGTGAAGTGTTTGAATGTAGTGAAAGAAGTTTGAAACGTTGGGTTGAAAGATATGATAAAAATAAAAATGTTAATAGAAAAACCAGAAAATTAGGGTCTTATAAATTAGAAAAACAACATATTCAATTTATAAAAGAAACCTTGCGAAAACATAGTGATATTCAAATGAATTTTTTACAAGAATTACTCAAAAGTAAGTTTCCAAAATTAGATATATCCAGACAATATTTATCAGATATTATTAGAGATAATAATATTACCAGAAAAAGAGCAACTTTCAAACATTTTCCGAAAACTTATAGAGGAACTATTAGAAACGAACAACAAGAGTTGAAAGAATTTTTTGATGTAATAAATAAATTCAAACTGGAAGATATAATCTCAATTGATGAAACTTCTGTAAGCACATCACTTACACATAATTATTGTAGAGCATTTTTAGGTGATAGATGTATAAAGAAAACAACGAATAATGAAGTATTCAAAAAATATTCTTTGGTAGTAGCAATAAATAATAAAAAATGTATATCATCTGAATTATATCAAAATGGAGCAGTAAATGCCGAAAGATTTAATGAGTTTTTGAAAAATATATGTAGTAAAGTAAAAGGCAAATTATTTGTTTTAGACAACGGACAAATACATAAAAAAGAAAGCACAAAACAAATAATAAAAGAAAGTGGTAATTATTTAGTTTATACTTGCCCTTATCATCCACGCTTAAATAGTATAGAACAATTCTTTAATCAAATGAAACATTATATCAAGTTAGATAAACCAAATACTTTTACAGCATTAGATGGAAGTGTAAAATCATCAATAGATAAAATAAAACCAACCAATTATGAAAATTACTTTATTTATTCTTATAATAAAGATTACTATAAAAATAAACTGAATAATAAGAAATATACAAGAAGAAGGACATTAAAGATATATAAAACTAATAAAGTCGGCATTTAAAATACGCGTTGCTCTAAATGAGAAAAGGTGTAATAGAAAAATTTGTATATATCTTGTTCTAAAAAAGCTGTTGTTGAGTAGCTAGTTCTTGTGCCATCATGCCTAAAATACCAATCATTGCCAATCTGCCATTATTTAACTCTTTATCCATTTGATTACCCAATGTTTCATCATTTACCCCAAGTGCTATACCAAAATCACCAGGCTGATAGTCTTTTTTCAAAGCAAACGGCTTAACAAGAGGATTTTCCCAACCACGAATCATGGAAGAAAACTCAGTTATAAACATAAAAGAAAGACCAATGACAACAAAGTCTGGATGGTCTTGAAAAAAGTGAATTCCTAGATTATCAGAAAATTGTTCAGATAGTGGCAATAAAATAGATGCGACCATCGCAAGTCTGCCATGTTTAAGTTCGGCTTCACGTAGAAATACAGGTTCAACACCTTTTGCCACAACGGATGGGTCAAATAAATCTACATTTTCCAATGGTGCTGTAGCTCTGCGAATAATAGGCTTATTGGGAGAACTAAATGACGAGACAGATGAAAAAAGAGCAAATAGTAAAAAAAGTGAATTGAACATTGTATATATATAATCTCATATATTCTTTAAGTTATTTTACAAATAATATGTATTTTTATATTAAAATCAAATACTTTTTTGTATAGTTATTTCAAATGATAAAAGGTGTAAGTAATAATACAAAATACGTTTACACCTTTTCTCATTTAAAACGCCCTCCCGTAGGGAAGACGCTAAAAAATAAGAAAAAATGTAAAATCAATAGTAGGAATTTCACCTACGATGGTCTTACTTTTTCATCTTCCTTGTTTTTACTTGAAGATGTGAAAGACGAAATATGGAAACATAATGGTCGTTCTTGGGTTTCTATCCAAGTTTGTGTTAATTTCATTATGTTTATTGAAGAGTTTGCATCTCTTGTTCTAAATACGATTTTTTTGTTTTCGCAACTCACGCAGTTAGAACAAATTAACAGACGAAACACTTTCTTACCTTCCTTATCCTTGTAATATTTCAAATCCTTATTACAATCACAACACTTTTTACTTGTATTACATTCATTTATTGTTATTGTATCATATTTCTTATGAATTAATTTTCTTAATCCTTTATTCATCGTAGGCATAAAATGTTTCATTTGTGTTGATCTACTCCAATTTCCATAACCAATTAGGATATTTTCACCAAATGTTTCTTTAATTTTATTCAAAAATGTATCTACGCTTTTCTTACCATAACTATATTGACGAAACTTCGTTTTTCTCCATGTATCTCGTTTGTAAAACTTTGTTGTTTCTTTGTTTAGTTTATCTTTTTCAACCAAATACATTTTGAACTTTTCATAATCAACTGATTTACTATTTTGAAAGGATAATATAGTTTCTTTTTCAATAATTCCGTTTCGTTTTCTTTCCTCTAATAAAATCCTTTGGTTTGTTTTTGCTTTACTTTCTCGTTTTCTTTGTGGTGCTGTATATTGTAATTTATTTCCGTTTTTATCCATTATATAAACTAACGAACGCTTACCTGGGTCACAACCTACAATATTTCTGTCTTTCAAAGTGTCTAATTGTTCTTTGGATAAATCCTCAATATTGTAGAAATCTTGTTCTTGTAAAACAGGAACTCTTGCACCCCATTTTTTATCCTTCAAATCTTTTCTAATAAACAACAAGCAACAACTAATTCCATCTGTTTGGATTTGGTTATGAAACTGATAATGTTTATTCTTGAATATTCTATTTTTCAAATCCAAAAAGTTGCACCATACTTCGTTTTGATTGTCTTTTACATTACTTAATAATTCACCCTTTTTCACTTTATTACCATCTTTGTCTTTTTCAGGACAAAATATGTTTATCAAACTTGCTGTATCAATAATAATGTGTTTTGGAATAATATTGTTTCGTAATGGTAATGGTTGAAATAATTTATTTTCTTGTTTTTCTAATACAGAGTTCATATACAACATTCCTTTCAAATAATCAAATGGTTTCACTTTTACATCATAATGAACCGACTTTTTGATTTCAGTAGGTAATATGTTAGGTAAATGCGTTTCTTTCCATTCATTAAATATTTCATTTGTTTCACTTAATTCCATAAGGTTCTTTTTGAATTGAAATAATATTGCTTTATCTTCTGTAATTTCAGTTGTTGTTTTATTGATAAATCGTAAAAAGTGTTGGATAAAATGCTCCTGCGTATTATTGGATAAAGAAGTATGTATTTGTGTTGCTAAATAAGGTAATAAAAAAGTTGTGTTCTTCAAATTAGTTTTTTCGTGATTAATTAAAGGTTGATATTCAGTTTTGTAGAATTGTTCTAATATTTCTAAAAGTTCAATATCTTTTCCTTTCTTTCCTCTGTTATCACGATTACCTAATGTTTTGATACAATATAAAATAAATGTTTCATCTATGGAAGGCAAGAGAATATTGTTTGTATAACAATTCAAAATATACAATCTAATAAATTGATAGGTATGAATAACCAAATCATTCATTTCAAAAACCAAATTATTTATCAATGGTTGCATAGTATCACGATTAAGTAAAATAGTTTTGAGTGGTATTTTCAAAGTTTTATAGGCAGATTTTTCATTATTCCTAAATTCTTGGAATACTTCCTTTGGTTTTTTCTTTTTTACCATTCTATATATTTACTAAATATTTTATTTTTATATAATAATACGCATAATTATATAATTCCTAAATATTTTCTTCAATAAATTTTTCATTTTGTTCCTTTTCTTTTTTGAGTTTTTCTTTTTTATTCAGATACGCAGTTCTAGCATATTCTTTTTTCTTTTCAGACGGCACTTTATATTCTTTATTTTTTGATAATAATTCTTGTTTATGATTTTCATAATATTTTTTATGTCTAGCAGGAGCAGTATATTTTTTAAGTTTTTCTTTTAACTCTTTATTCTCTTCTTCTAGTAATTTATTTTTATTAATTATTTCTTCAATATTCATTTAATATGTTATTAAAAAAAATATTTTTATATAATTTTTAACGAAAAAACTATATAAAATGGGCGTTTTAAATGAGAAAAGGTTTAATAAAAAATTGAAATAAATATACAATGATAAATAAACAATAAATAACTACATATTAAAGCAAAAATGAATGCGGAAAATAGAAGTGAAAATGTGTTTAATCAAACATTTCATACAAATAGAATTGGCGTTTTGAGAAATATAGCAAGAACTTGTTCATTTTGTCGTTGTCAAGGACATATTATTACATCCTGTAATGACCAAAGAATAACAAACTTTGAAGAAACTTGTATATCTCAAAAGCGTATATTTGACGAACATGAAAACTCACGTAATAATTTTGAACAATGGATGTCAAATTATTACCTAGAAAACCAATTAGTTTCTAAAGCATTTGCTGTCAGAAAGTGTGGCTCTACATTAAGGTCAAATGTTCAGAGAAATTTGCGTTTAATAACAGAATACTTTTATAGTAATGAAATATCTGTGGAAACACCAGATTTTGTGCCATTTTTAGAAAACAATTCAGAATTATCAAATGTAAATGTATCTGATGTAATATTGGCTATGGTTATGTTAAGTCAAGATACACAGTTTATAAATAATTATGTAAATAATCCTCAACCTTATATTGAAGAAATGTTAAATTTGATTGTCAGACAAAGAAGAATGAATGAGAGAAAATTAGAAATTGAAACAAATGTAATTAAATGTGAAACCCCTGATGAATCATGTGAATGTAATATTTGTTATGAAACTACATCTAATGAAAATTTTGTAAAATTAAATTGTAGTCATCAATTTTGTAAAGAATGTGTGAAAAAAACAATACATACTTGTGACAATAATGCTAAATGCGCATACTGTAGAATTGAAATAAAAACGATTACGATTTCTTCAGAAGATATAAAAAATGAATTTTCGGAAATAATAGCGTAAAATTACAAATATTTTCATAAAAAATTAAATATAAAAATATTTTTCTTTATCAAAAAAGACACCGTAAATCAGTAGGTTTTTGTCATTCAAGAAATTTTTTATATTAGAATGAACGTTATTATACGTTAGTAGCCATAGGTTCAACCGCGCCTCATCCACCCTTCATAATAGTAGGGATATTTATAGCTGGTATAGTGCCGCCTCAGCCGCCCTTTATAATCCTTTTATTTCTAGAATGTCTTACTTTGCGGCGTTTTGTTCGTGTATTTTTTCTTTTATTCCTTTTATATTTTGTTTTAGACAAAGACGTGAAGAGAGAAGCAACCGCTTTTTTAAGTGACTTCATATATTAAACGAACAAAAAAATTAACCAATATTATTTATTTCAGAACCAAATGTTGTAGATGATGAATTTATAGCAACTGGAATGTTGTTGTGTGAATCATTCATAGTTGCTGCTATATTAGTATTATTAATATCAATGTTTTTTTGTTTTTCGTTATCTAGAGTATTATTATCATTAACATCACTATTTGGAGGAATAACTTCATTATTAATCTCATTAATGCTAACCTTTTTTGCTACATTGCGTTTCACATTTTGAATTTGTAAAGCATGTAGTCCAATATAAGGCATTATGGCAATGTTATTCATATAAGTTCTATAATGAAAACATGAAATACTAGTGTTATTTGTAAATTTAATACTATACCACCAATAAGCAGGTATAAACAATGTTTTTCCAGGAGTTAAAGTAAATTCGAGACATTTTATTTTATCAAAATCAGCAATATATTTTGTCTGTGGTGTCCAAGGATTAACAGGTGACCTAAATTCAAAGTTTTCATAATCATATATAGGATAAAGATATTTGCTGCTATGTGGAGGTGCCATCTTAATTTGTGCGCTACCTTGCGTTAAAAGAAAGTAATTTCTATAATTAATTTCATATCTAAATGGTGTACATACATTGTTACTACCTATCATAATATCATAGTTACAATTAGAAACCATATATGGTCGTAAAAACCCATCGTTGTATTTAAAATGCTTAATGATTCCTGTTTCTTCTAAAAAGTCGGTATTATTTTCAGAAAAATAGCTAGATGATTTATCTTCTTCGAAAAGTTTAATAGCAGAATGTAATGGTAAAGGAATATATAGTTCAGAATTAATATCAGTATCTTTTATATTACGTATTTTAATTTCAAAAGCATTATAATTATTTACAATATTCGCTTTATTAGAAGCGTCGATAATTTTTTTACTGTCAAAATCAAAAAGCACTGGTTGCCTAATGTCGCATATTTCTTCTAATTTGTCTTTAGAAGGGTCTTCAATCTCATACATTTCAAGGTCTGCACTTGTTTTTAGATGGAATTGAATATGTAAATAAATAAATAAAACTAAACAAAAGATGAAAAACCCAAGTATTATTTTCATTGTAATCTTAAATAAAAATAATAATAATTTTTGCTAACTGGAACGAAACGTGGTTAATCGGTTATTTTAGGAGCAATATAAAATGTAAGATTACTATCATCTCCTAAATCATAAGAAATTTTCATTGGTAATTCAGATACAATAGATATTTTAACTTCATTAGATATTTTATTTGTTAAACACATTTTGTTAATATAGCTTAAGCTGTATGTAATGTCTATTTGTTCTCCTTCAACGATAGAGTATTCTGTCAAATCTTCAATAGGTATATTAACCAACATTTCTCCAGTAACACCGTTTGTAATTAAATCGATTTTATCTTCACTACATTTTACATTAACATCATTACCAAATGTCATCATTTGTGAAACAATTTCGCATATTTTTTTAGAAGATATAGAAAATTCAGCATCATAATCAACAACGGGAATATTCATTTCTTGATAATCATATTCAGCTAAAGGAATTTTAAAATATTTATCAAATTCACCCTTAAGATGTTCTTTTGCCACAAGCGATATACTTAAACTATCTTCACCGTCAGAATGTATAATTATATCATGTGACTCTTGTTTTGTGCTTATAACAGAATGAAAAATAGATGAATCAAAACACACTTGTGTCTCCCCGTTAACTTCATAATTACAAAACCAGTTTTTTTCTATGCTTACATCGAATAGACAAACATGCGATTTATCTAATCCTTGAATATGTAACTTATTTACTTCAAAATTAACACTAAGCAAAGCTGAACAATTTTTTAAGGTTTGAAATAAAGCAACAAATATGTCTTTTTTATGTCTATCAGTTATAGTAACCTTCATATTAAATATATTACAATTTATATATTTAATATCTTTTGATAAGATAAATTAAATTGATTCATTCGCAAATTCCTCTTTAATTATATTTTTTAAGTCAACCGAAATAATGGTATTATTATCTATTTCAGATTCATTTTCATTAAGTATTTTTTCAGGAACAACAATATTTTCACTTACAGCAATAGTGGTATTTTTTTCAAGTTCAGCAATAGCATATTCATAATCTGTAAATTTATCGTTAGTATCTTTAATAAATGAATCAAATTTCAACATAAACGATTTAAATAATTCTTTTGTTTCGGTTAAATCATTCTCAAAAACAGCGATTTTGTCATTTTGTTTACTTACTAATAGATTTGTCTTTTCTATTTCAGTATTAATTTTAGATATTTCATCAGTAAAAAGCGCGACAGTTTGGTTATTACCTGATAAAGGAGCATTTTTTTCAAGTGAAATAATTCTGTTAACAATACTAGTTAATACACTATTATCGATTAACTTGGAATTTTCTGGAATATTACTACTGGATGATTCAATATTATTTTCACCATTTTCAAAATCAATAACAAATTGCTCAATACGTCCTAAGCGCAATGTGATTAAACCAATAGCATCAGAAATGCTTAATTTTGAGAATGGTAAGCCATTACTGTTTTGAGTTACTTGTTGTTGTGGTGGTTGGCTAGGTTGTTGTCCTCTTGCGAGTCTAACATTGCTTGTAGATGTATTATTTTGATTCTGTGGCACAAAAGCCGCATGAGAACCAATTGATGTGCCAGGTCTCCCTCCGCTTATAGGGGGTGCTGCCTCTCCAGCTCTTCTTGCTCTAGCCGCAGCTATAGATCTTGAACTACTACTCATTTTAATATTAATTATATACACTTTGTTTTTAAATTAATTACGCATGTTTGATATATATTTAAGCAATCATTTTCATTTTAATTACATCGTGACTAATATAATTATGAATTATAAAATCATCAACGGTATAATCATTAATATTATCTCTAATTTGTTTAATATCTACAGTTGGGAAATCATATGGAACTCTATTTAAAACTTCTTTCATTGGTTCTATATGTTCTTCATATAAATGACAATTTCCTGAAAAATAAACTACTTCGTGTGCCTCTAATCCGCAATGTTTTGCTAGTAAATGGGTAAGAAAACTATAGGATGCTATATTAAAACTAGCACCTAAAGCGACATCAAGTGACCTTTGATACATAGAACATGATAATTTATTACCATCATGAACATTAAATTGACATAAAATATGACAAGGTGGTAGTGCCATTTGGTCGATTTGTTTAGGATTCCATGATGTCATAACAAGCCTGCGACTATTTCTAGTTTCAGGATTTTTCAATTGGTCAATAATTTGTTGTAATTGGTCAAATCCGTTAAAAGGATGGTCAGTTGTAATATACTTACCTGAATAACAGTTATAACTAGCATTGAAAAATCGCCATTGATAACCATAAATAGGACCAGCCATGCCCTCAGGATAGTTAACAAGTCCTCTTGAATCTAAAAACTCACGTGATGTATTTCCATCCCAAATATGAACATCTTGTTGCTGCAACAATTTGTTGTTAGTTTCGCCTCTTATAAACCATAATAACTCTTTTAAACAAGTTTTCCAAGCTGTTTTTTTAGTTGTTAAAATAGGAATCTTACCTTCCTTTAGAGAAAATCTCATAGAATTCCCAAAAATACTTTTAGTATTACCATTTCTGCCTTCTTCCAAATGTCCATTCTCAATAATATTTTCAATTAAGTTTAAGTATTGATATTCTTCATGACTTCTTTGTTTAATATTATTGAAAATATTATCAGAAATATTAGAAGTATTTTGAGATAAAAAATTGTTGTTACTATTTTCAAAATCCATATTATATTATTTAGAATACATTTTAAATAATTTTTAACTTTAAACATATTTTGTATTTTTAATTTCTTATTATAAATCATATGGATAGTTCAGATGATACTAAGCAAAGTTTTTTCAAACATGTATTTAATTTTGATGATGACTCAAAATCAGATTTATTAAATATTATTCAATACTCGTTGATATCTGTCATACCAATTGTAAGTTTGAATAAATTAATGTCAAAATATGTTCCAGAAGCAGATGAAAATAAAGGTAGCTTGGAAATAACTGCTGAAATAGTGATTCAGATAATTGTTATGTTTATTGGTTTATTATTAATTCATAGAATTATAACATTTGTGCCAACATATAGTGGTTCAAAATACCCCGATTTTAGTATAATTTATATTATTTTAGCAGTTTTGATGATAACATTAAGTTTGCAAACAAAAATAGGTGAAAAGGTAAGTATTTTAGTAGAAAGAATTAATGAGCTATGGAATGGCAAACCAGATAAGAAAAAGGGTTCTAAAAATGGTGCCGTTAAAGTAAGCCAACCAATTTCAGGGCAAATAACAGGACAAATAATGAATAATGCCGCTATGTCACAATCATTGTATACAGACGGCACATCAATTAGTTCCTTACCAACAAATGATGTATCTTATGGAAATGAAAACACCATTCAGTCACAACAATTACCTAATTACAATGCTATGTATAAACAAGAACCAACGCCTTTGGTAAATGCTGCTACACCTGGTGGTCAAGAGGGTTTTAATGAACCAATGGCAGCAAATTCAGTAATAGGAGGAGGATTTGGTAGTGCTTGGTAAATATAAAACTTAATAAAACTTAATAAAAATATGATACTATAATTTATATATTATCATATGGACGTAACAAAATTGTTAAAAGCTTTAGATGATGAAACAAACGAAAATCTATTTAATTTTACTACAGATAAATTAAATGAGATGAAATTAAATATTTTGAAGGAATTACAACTTCCTAGAAGCGTTACTTTAGATTTATTAAAGAAATTAAAAGACTATAAATATGTAGATGAAATGGATGATTTAAAATATGGAGCATACATTAGATGGATTCCAATTGAAGACCCCACAAATATTTACTTAACAAAAGGGGCTCTTTTTTGTGAAATGAAAATAACAAATGATGGTGTTTTTTGTATATGTAAAAATTTTGGATATAAACATAATCATTTTCAGATTGAAATGGATAAAAATTTGATATTTCAAAAACTAACAGACCAAGAATTAGTTTTGTTATCTGCTTTAGACCATTTGGCAAAATAAGTGTAAAGTTTTAATCATTTTATCTCTTAAACCGTTTATTAGTTTTTCCAACATAATGATGGTTTTTATTTATAAATGGTTTACATTTAAATGTATTAGAGTTATTTTTTTCCTTTTGAAATAAAGGATAGTTTCTAACAGTTCTATTGTGTAATTTTGTAATAAAGTAGTTATTATATAATCTATTTTGGTGATAACTTTTTCTGGTAAATTGTATATTACGTAAATTAATAGCATTATTTATAATATTAGCATTTTTTTTAGTTTGTTCATTCATTTTTAGTATTATATTTTTTTTTTCTTCATCAGTGTAATCGTTTGTGAATAATTGTGCTACAAAATTTTTTGGATTTAAAGTTTCAACTTTCAAATTATTTACCCTTATTATATAGTGTTTTTCCATTAAAATATTGTATAATAACTCTCCGTTATATTTTTCATAGTAAACGCCTTTTATTCTACCAACAAATTTATATGCTTCTATTAATTTATTATTATACTTAACACAATGATATTTACTTATATATGTTTTTTTATTTGGTATGTTATAACCTAATGAGTTTTTCTCAAAACAAACAATATTGTTCTCAAGCATAATAGTTTGTGTGATGGCAATAATTTTTTTATTCAAAATAGTATGAACATCTGGGTCAATTAATTCAATAGATATCTCTCCTTGGTCTGTAGTAACAGGCGTACCAGCTGGAAAACAAATTGGAACAATTGGTGTAGGAATAGGAGTAGGAGGAAAAGGTGGAAATCCAAAATACCTTGCTAAAATAAAATACTTATTCGCGCCAGAATCTCCAGTATTGAGAGCTGTTCCTCCTACAAGAACTTTACCATCGGTCTGTATAGCAACAGAGTAACCAATTTCATTATTTGGTGAAACCAGGTCTGAAAGTATATATCCTAATCCTGCTAATCCAAATGTCAAATCTAATGCCCCGTTCGTATCAAAACGCGCTAATGAAAAGCCTTCTGCAAAAGTTGTTGAATTTGAAAATCCACCTGTAATTACTATTTTATTATCAGATTGTAACGCCAAAGCATTAGCGCCATTATTAAATACTGTACTTGTGAGACTATAAGTGGGAGACAAATCAAGAATAGTCTGTCCGCCTGTTCCAAACGAAGTATCTAATGTTCCAGGAAATAGTCCGCTTGATGTAACAGCAGCTACTCCGAAACATTGTTCACCTGTTGTTTTTGTTATATAACTACTAATAATAATTTGCCCAACACTATTTATTCCAATACCATTCGAAAAATTATAATTATAACTTGACAAATTAGGAATAATTAGCCATCCTGGAGTTGCACCTGATGTATTAAACGTCGTATCAAGGATACCACCCGTAGTAAAACGCACTACAGAAAGGTTTTGACTGGCAAAAGTTGGTATCAGAGAATTTACACCTCCTGATACTATTTTTCCATCTGTTTGGATTGATAGACAATTACAAAAATCTTCATTATTAGTTAACAAATTAAAACTAGCATATACTGTCCCATTACCACTTGTTCCAAATGAGGCGTCTAATGTTCCGTTTGCTGTTAAGCGAACTAAAGCTATAAAATTTTTGTTGTTAGATGCAAGTTTACGGACACTGCCTCCTAAAACTATATAATCATTAGGAGGAGGAAGAAGAGGAAGAGATTGTAATATAACAGAGTTAGAAGAACACTGATCAAAAAAATTCCCACCAAAATTAAAAGCACTAGGAGGAATTATAACGTAACCACCGATACCAAATCCCGTATCTAAAACACCTAAGGGGTTAAATCGAGCGACGAACATAGACGGTCGAAGTATAACAGGATCAGGATAAGAAGTGTCGCCTGTAACTATTATATAGTCATTTGGTTGTAATATAACATCGTTCACGCCTGTAAAACCTGATGGCGCAAGTAGTAAAACTTTACCTGTACCTCCTCCAAAAGTTGTATAAAGAGAGCCATCTGTATTATAACACGATAGAGTGATATATGATCCTGTTGTATATTGCGAATAACCGCCCATTACTATTCTATTATCTGAACGGATAACAACAGCAACACTAATATCTTGTGGTAGGGGTTCAGGAACTAGTGTATTAAATGTTGTTGTTAAGAATCCATTAGGTGTATTAAATGTTGTGTCTAAATCTGTCATATATAATATAAATAATAAAAATAAAAATAAAAGTATACAATAATCGAGTTTAAAGTTGTAAACATTGTTTTACATTTAGTTTATTTCTATAATTATATTATCAATGAAAACACAAAAAAGAAATAATCAAAAATAATCAAAAACAAAAAAATTTTTTGTACAAACCTAACAATCCTAAGAAATCATTTGATGTGTATATAGATAAAAACCCAAAGGACACAATTCATATTAAATATGCAACAACAGAAGACGTAAAAATACAATTGATAAACTTGAAAAATTGTATAAGGATAAAAAATATACACATAAACGTATATGGCAAGTAGGTATGATTATGAAAGTTCGTTTAGAAGTATTGAAAAATAAAAAACCTGAACAAACCAAGAATTAGTATTATTATCTGCATTAGATCATTTAGCAAAATAAATAGTTAAACGTATATCTAAAATAAATACAATTTATTATATTATGCTAAGTAATAATTTAATTATTATAAAACCAAAATTGTTTGTATTAAATAATTTAATTCATGATGACAAAAGAGAAATAGATAATAGAATGAAAAATACATATTATAGTAAAATAATTGGTGTAAACATAAATAATGAGATAAAAAAGATATATAAACAAATAGATAAATAATTAAGAAGTAAAATGATTTATATTAATCATGACAAAAAAGCAATTTTTATTCATATACCAAAAACAGGAGGGACATATATTGGTCCAACATTAGTTAAATATTATGGTTTCATAAGTTATTTATCTTTAATAACAAAAAGACGACCAGACCATGTTTATATTTGTAAGACAAATTATTTTAAACGTGTATTAACAGGTAACATTCAGTACGATACCTCATTTTTTAATAAATTAGTAGGATTATTAGTGTATTGTAAAAGCAGCGACTATTTAAATAAAGCAATGAATATGGATGAAAATAAATGGAAAACGTACACTAAATTTTGTTTTATACGTAATCCATATTCTAGAGCTTTATCTGGATGGAAACACATTGATACTATTTTAAACATGAACTCTTTATTTTACTCCTATATTAGTAAAAATCAATACGATGTTTCTGATATAGAATATGGACATATATTTATGTCACAAAAAACTCAAATTCAAGACATAGATGGGAGTTGTGGAGTTGATTTAATTGGAAGATTTGAGCATTTAGAAGACGACTTTATAAGTATTTTAAATAAAATTGGATTTAATAAGATTTTACATATTCCTACAAAACAAAATGTATCAAATAAAGAAGGTGCTGAAGATATAGTATTAGAGAAAAAAACAGTGAATAGATTAAATGAACTTTTTAAAGATGATTTCGAGTTGTTCCATTATAAAAGGTGTTAATTTTATAAACTTATATAATATTTTACATAATATTTTTACAAGCGTATTTTATTTTTCATTGTTTTACATTTTTTGCCATCTTTACAATCAGAGAAAAACCCAGGTATAAATTTTTTAAGTTTAATTAATTGTATGTGCGTCTTGCTAATAGGCTTTTTAACGGTATACAGCTTTTTACCTTTGGTATATTTAGTAACACTTTTATAACCATTACCTTTCTTAATATAAACCTTACGCACAGTTTTTCCACCTTTTTGAGCACTAACTTCTGTATTCTCATAGTTAAAGTTATCAATATTCATTATATATAATTTCAATAAAATAATATATAATTAAATATAATTTCAATAAAATAATATATAATTAAATATAATTTCAATAAAATAATATATAATTAAATATATGGATACGATAAAACTAGTTCATTTACTTCATATTATAATTGTAGGAGGGTTATTCCTTTATATAGGAATTAAGAGAACAACGATACCTAAAATACTATACCCAATATTGATAGGACTAGGAATAGTAATAATTTTATACCATATTTTTAAGGTTTACATTCATGTAAAAGAAAATAAACAATACTGGTTTAATTTGATACATATAATTTTAATAGGTCCGTTATTAGTTTATATAGGTTACAATAGAGAGAACACATCTAGATTGTATTTTGAATTACTTATGATGTTAGGGTTCGCATCTATAGGTTATCATGGTTACTATTTACTTAACTAACATTGAGTTGTAACCCATTTTTTTGTTAAAACGGTCTCAACACTTTCAAGCGCGCCTTCAGTCCAACCTTGATATCTGCTAACGGCTTCTCCAACAACTAGTAATCCTTGTTCAGGATGCTGAACTTTATACACAAATTCATCTCTATTTTTCATGTCATTATGTAAAGGTTCATAATAATGTGTACCAATAGGCCAATAATAATCCTTAATAGCTAATATTTTTAAACTCCCATGTGGCATTCCCAGCGATTTTTCAATTAATTCGCAATACAATTCGCGATTCTTTGGAGTATTTTCTAAATAATCCTTCAGGGTTAAAGCATTGTTATTATCGCTATAAGCTATCATATAGACACCCTTATCAGGGTTCATTGGAATAATTTTTTGTAGTGGTCCTGGAACTATTGTATATTGTGACACATACTCTTTCATTATTTTAGAGGAAGCATGGTTAAACTTAGCATATAACCTCAAAAATGGTTGTCCATGTATTTGGTTATATAAGCTATTCTTATTAGAAGCACCAGGAATAAGTTTTTTAATACCAGATATAGTAGTTGCTAAAATTACTTTGTTAGAATGATAAACGTCGCCATTTGCTGTTGTAATTTTAAACAAACATGGTGACAATTTTACTTTAGTTATTTCAATAACATCACTAGAAAATTTAAAATGATTAGCGCCTATTGTATTATACAATTTATGAACCATGTTTTTCCAAGGAATATACAATCCATGCCACCCTCCTTTATTATCATCCATTCCATAATTATATAAAGTTTCATGTATATCAGCATTTTCATAATCAGTATAACCAGTAGAAATTGTAAATTGTTTATACAAATGAGTGCCTAAAATGCTAATAGCGTATTGTTTAAATGTTTTATCGTGTAATTCAGGATGTGATTTATATTCATTTTTCAATTTATCAATAATCTTAATGATATCTACATGGTTAAATGTGTTTGAATAGTTCATCTCTGATAAAAATCCGTTGTATTTGATTTTTAACTCATTCATAAGTTTAATTAAAAGAGGATTTGTATCTTTTCTACCAATTCCTGCTCCAGTTACAACATTTGTTCCATAAAATGTATCATTGCTAGTTCTACCGCCTATCCATTTTTTTTTATATTTTTCAAGTATAATAAAAGATATACCTGATGATTTTTTTTGTATATTGTATGCGCTATATAAACCAGACATACCACTACCAATAATAATTATATCATAATATAACATAATATATTATAACATAATATATTATAACATAATATATTATAACATATTATAATGAATAATATAAATAAAGTTTATGTCATTAATTTAGATAAAAATCTAGAGAGAAGACTACTTTGTGAATCTCAACTAGCACATCATAATATAAAAGATGTCAAATTTATAGACGGGTTAAATCCTTTAGATATAAATTTGTTTAAGTATAAATATTTATATAAAAAGTGTTGTCATGAAATCAAAGACCCGATGTTTATTAAAAATAATTTCTCAATAGGTGCGTTTGGATGTTATTTATCTCATATTTCTTGTATAGAAGACGCAATACAAAATAAATATGAAACGATTCTAATTTTAGAAGATGATTTTATTTTAATTAATAATTTTGTCAATGAAATAAATACTTTATTTAATAATGTTAGTAAAAATTGGGATTTTATTTATATAGGAAAAAAACAAGGTTCTGATATACCTAAACAATATAAATGTAGTTATCATACCAATGAAAGTTTTTTAAAAATAGAACAAGTAGATGAATATTTTTATAAACCAAGTTATTCAACATTCGCTACACACGGATTGTTAATTCGTAATACTATTTTTAATGATATTATGATGTTTAAAAACAATATTAATAAACCAATTGATTTAAAATTAATGGAATTGTATGATAAGTTTAATTTTTTAGTATATAAAAAAGACTTAGTTATTCAAAGTGATGAAACAACAGATGTTCAAGAGATACGGAAATTTAATAAAGATAAACAGAAATGGCAATTTGATTTAACAAATTATGCTTCATATAAAAAATATTCTTTCATAAAAAATATAATTATACTTGGTCTAAAAAACCCAGAACATACTCACTATTACATACATAATATGTATTATAATTTTTTTAAATTTTATTATCCAAATTTAAATGTATATTGGTTACCAGAAAATGAAGAATATGATTTAAAAATGTTTGAAAACGCAATAGTTTTTATTTCGCCATGTCATTGCCTTTATAATAAGATTCCTTTTACTGTTTTAACAAATTATATTATACACTTGGACATCCAGAATAATGTAGGTTATAAGGACATAAATTCATTTATATCAGACAAAAAACAAATAATTGACAATAATAAATACATAATATTATTAGCCAGAGAAACCGAATATAAGGTCAATTATTTTAAAACAAATATAAGTAAAAAAATGATATGTTTACCATGGTTTTCAAACACGCTTTATAATAATTTATTAGATATAAAAAATAATTTATTAGAAGTATATGACAAAAAAATTAAAAACCAATATTTTTGTTTTTTTGGTAGTATTTGGAATTTAAATGTGGAAATGATAAAAAAATTAATTAATGTATGTATAAAGAATAAGTTATATTTATTGATTAAAGGAAGAATTTTAGATGTTAGCCTTGAGGACAAACAATTTATAAAAAAAACAAATTCAGAATATTATACATTTGTTTCATTTGATTACACAAATAATGGATTGAATGAGTCAAACGATTTTGATTATATTGATAAGAATTATGGTATAAAATGTTTAGTTACTATACAAGGAGAAGACCATAATAATAACTATATATCAAATCGTTTATTTGAAAGTATTTCATTTGGATATGTTACCATAACAAATAATAAATTAGCAAAAAAACATTTTAAAAGTTTATTATATAATGAAGATATTGAACAATTACTTTTACAATACATTAAAATAGAAAACAACAAAAATGAGTGGGTAAAAACACTTGAATTACAAATTAACGAATTTTTAGAAAAAGCTTATGGATATATAAACATAAGGGCATTATTTAATTTTTTAAAAATCACTAACAAAGATAACCTTTTGTTACTAGAAAATAATTACAACAAATATAAAATATGGTTTTCATCAAATAAAAATTATAAAAATAAATTTTATCATGAAATTATTAATAACGAAGATATACAAAAAGGATT